GGCGATAGTTGACAGGCTAGTCGCAACAATTTCGGCGGTCTATCTGAATGTTGCAAGCCGGAGATCAGCACCGGCCACCATAACGAATTCTCCCTGTCGCACCACGCCAACTTACCCCGCGCCTTGCGGGGATTTTTTTATCTAAATCACTACAACCACAAGTTAAAGCGTAGAATTTCGCCAACGAAATCTCATCAGTAGAGGGCGATATGCTAGGCTCATCCGCGCAACAGCGTGATCTGGAAACAGACACCACGATCGGCAAGATCCCTGGCACTGGTCGGGTAGCGCTGATCAGCTCTCGTCTGATCGCAACGGCATTCAGTGGGTTGGCGTCAGGGCAGGATGTGTGGCCAGGGCCAACCCCGGAGTATGCGCTACCGACTGCCGGCGAGTCCTGGGAAATCGTATGCTCCAACGCTGGCGACACGGTAGGTGGGGCTGGTGCTGAAACTGTCACGCTGACCATTCTTGACACGGCCTACAACCCTCTGGCTACCTTGGTGGTGAACCTTAACGGCGGCACGGTGGCGGTGCCTGGCGGCGCGGTTAACTTCCGGCTGAATGATGCCCGGACAGGGGCCATCAATGCTACTGGTGGCCGGCGCCGACCACTTGGTGATATCACCATCCGTCAGGTAGGAACCGGGACTGTGCGCGGGATCATCCCCGCGCTTAGCGGTACCCTGCAACAGGCGGTTTATACCGTCCCCGCTGGCCGAACGCTGACGGTCGATAACATCGAAGCACAATTACTATCCTCTGGAGGCGGCACTACACGCGGTGCAGACTTCCTGCTGCTCTTCCGCGCCCCCAATGGATCAACGACAGCACCTCGCATGATCGGCACCACCGACGCGCGCCCCTACGTGCTGGAAGCCAAAACCAAAATTCGCGTGGCTGAAAAATTCGACTTCATCCAGCAGTGCATCTATACCAGTCACAACAACATCCGGGTAGGGATCAGCTGGGAAGGCGACCTGAACACCAATTGAGGAAAAAATTATGAGCGACGTACTTGTGCGCCCCGGCCTGGATCAGGCCGCCCCTGGCTCCCCGAAGAACCTTGAAATCATCATCGAAGAAGGCGCGGTACGGACCACCAACGGCCCAACGACTGCCACCGGCGCAGGGCTGGCGCCAACCGCGACCGAAACCGCGCAGAGTTCCGTGGTACTGAAGGCTGGCCCAGGCAACTTCTATGGCGCCAACTGCACCTCTACCGTGGCAGGCTACCTGATGCTGTTCGACGCTGATTCGGTCCCTGCTGACGGCACCGTAACCCCTAAAAAAGTATGGTCAATGAGCGCAAATTCGTCCATCGAGGTCGGGTATTTCGTGCCGCTGCGCATGAATGTGGGCATTACGTTGGCCTTCAGCGCCACCGGACCATTCACCAAGACGGCGGCGACCGCCTTCATGAGCGGCGAAGCGCTATAGCAAATCCAGCACTGCCAAGCATGCCCTGCCAGCATAAGCGCTGAGCAGGGCTTTTTATTGCGCCATCAAGACATCCAACGCAACAAAGTATTGCATTCCGCAATCAACTGGACTATATTCGGCTCAAATAAATTTCACCGAATTATGCACGGCTAACCACGCTTAACAGCCGATTAACTGCATATTCTGATTGCTGAGTTGCGGAGTTGATATGTCAACTGACTGGATGAGCGGGAAGGCCGAAGAGAAACCGGCAGAGGCACCTGCTGAAAAAGAATTGCCAAAGAAGAACGGCGGTGCGAGGCCAGGTGCTGGGCGCAAAAAAGGCGTGCCGAACAAGCGCACTGCGGAGACCATTGCCAAGGTTGAGGCATCAGGCATTACGCCGCTCGAGGTGATGCTCAAGAACATGCGCAAGCGTATGCCGCGCGGTGCCAGCGCATCGGAGAAGGCGGCACATCTGGCGTTCGTGCAACAGGCGGCCAGGGATGCAGCGCCCTACGTGCACGCCCGGCTGTCGTCGGTACAGGTGAGCGGCGGGCTGAAGCTGAACCACGAGGGCGCGCTCGATGAGCTTGAGTGATCGCGAGCGGGCAATCCGGCAGCGTTTGAAAGACGACTTTCTTCACTACGCGCCGCGGTGCCTGAAGATCCGCACCAAGGCGGCGAAGATCGAGCCGCTGGTGTTGAATGACGCCCAGATGCTGATCCACAACGCCATCGAGGACCAGCGCAAGCGCACCGGACGAGTCAGGGCAATCCTGCTCAAGGGCCGGCAGCAGGGCGGCAGTACCTACGTTGAGGGCCGCTTCTACTGGCGCGTCACCCACAGCAAGGGCATGCGCGCGTTCATCCTGACCCACGACGACGGCGCCACGACGAACCTGTTTGAGATGGTCGAGCGGTACCATGAGAACTGCCCGCCGCTGGTGCGCCCGACTGCCAGCACCAGCAACGCCAAAGAACTGATGTTCGACCAGCTGGACAGCGGCTACAAGGTTGGCACCGCCGGCAACAAGGGGGTGGGGCGATCGAGCACTGTGCAGCTATTCCACGGGTCTGAGGTGGCATTCTGGCCAAACGCCCAGGGCCACGCGGCCGGCGTGCTTCAGGCGGTGCCGGACGAGCCGGGCACCGAGGTGGTGCTGGAGTCAACCGCAAACGGCTTGGGCAACTTCTTCCACCAGCAATGGCAGCTTGCTGAGTCCGGGCAGTCGGAGTTTATTGCCATCTTTGTGCCGTGGTTCATCCAGCGCGAGTACCGCAAGGCCGTGCCTGCTGACTTCGTTATCACCGTCGAAGAAGCCGAATATATGACGGCGTATAACCTTGATTTGGAGCAGATTGTTTGGCGCCGCGCGAAGACTGTCGAGTTAAACAACGACGAAACGCTGTTTAAGCAAGAGTACCCAGCAACTGCAGCAGAGGCGTTCCAGATGGCCGGCCTCGATCCGTACATCAGCGCCAAGATCGTCATGGCCGCGCGCAAGTGCGTGCTGGTGGACGAGCCGACCGGACCGCGACACCTGGGCGTGGACCCGGCGCGCTTCGGCGATGACCGCAGCTCCCTGTGCCTACGCCAGGGCCGCAAGGTGCACTGGATCAAGAGCCACAGCAAGAAAGACACGATGCAGCTGGCCGGCATAGTGAAAACGGCGATCGATGAGCTGAAGTTGGACTCGAAGCTGGGCGACCGGGTGTTTATCGACGTCGGGGGCCTGGGCGCGGGGGTGTATGACCGCCTGCGCGAAACCATCCCTGACAAGGCCCTGCTGGTGGCCGTGAACTCCAGCGAATCGCCGTTCGATGCCGTCAAGTACACGAACAAGCGAGCCGAGATGTGGGGCGAAACGAAGCTCTGGCTGACCAACCAGCCGGCCAGCATCCCGGACAGCGACGAGCTGCACGCCGACCTGACGCAGATCAAGTACAGCTACGACAGCAACAGCGCCCTGGTCATGGAGAAAAAGGCCGACATGAAGAAGCGCGGCCTGCGCTCGCCGGACTGTGCTGACGCCCTGGGCCTGACCTTTGCGCGCCCACCGGTTCCACCGAAGCCGGAAGAGGTGCGCCCGAAACTCAATATTGGAGGTGGTGGATGGATGGCTTAGCCGAAATGAAGCCGGGGACCGTGAGCCTTGGCCCGTGCAGTTTGCACCTGTCGTATAGCGCGATAGTGCCGCCTAACATGCGCGGAAATGCACTTGAAATCACAGAATTGTTGACAATCGGCACCGAAAGGGGCAAGAATCACGCCAATTCCTTGATGCAAGAGGTTTGCGAACAGGCCGACATGGCTGGCAAACTTCTTCTGCTCATGCCCGAGAAGTACGGCCAGGACGGCTTGACCACCGAGCAGCTTTCGGACTGGTATCAGCGGCGACACGGCTTCGTGGTTCTCCAGCACTCCCCGAAAACAATCCTTGTCCGCATGCCTGCGCGCGCGGCGGCTAAATGGGCTGAGCAATGAGTGAAGAGAACAACAAGTCCGACAACCGCGACGAAGCGCTGCTGAAGGAAATCCGCGATTTCTGCGACGAGGCGATCCGCGCTGACGCGCACAACCGGCAGCCTGCTGTGGCCGATCTGCAATTCCTTGTTGGCGACCAGTGGCCTGACGAGATCAAGCGCCAGCGCCAGATCGACGGGCGCCCATGCCTGACGTTCAACCGCCTGCCGACCTTCCTGCACCAAGTCACCAACGACCAGCGCCAGAACAAGCCAGGCATCAAGACTCACCCGGTGGACAGCGGCGCCGACGTTAAGCGATCCGAAATCAACCAGGGCATCATTCGCCACATCGAGTACACCAGCAACGCCGACATTGCCTATGACACGGCCGTGAACAGCGCCGCGGCAATCGGCTTCGGCTTCTGGCGCCTGATCACCGAGTATGAATCGCCGACCTCGTTCGACCAGGTCATTAAGTACCAGCGCATTCGCGACCCGCTGAAAGTCTTCATCGACCCGGCCAGCGTTGAAGCAGACGGTTCTGACCAGAAGCGCTGCGCGATTATCTGCGATGTGCCGCGCAAAGAGTTCAAGCGCGAATACCCAGATGCTGACATGGCAACTGCTACCGCCATGGGCCTGCTTGGCCAGCAAGTGCAGCCAGGCTGGATGGATGACAACTATGTGCGCGTGGTCGAGTACTACTACTTCGAGCACGAGAAGGCCACGCTGTACCTGCTGACGACTGGCGAGACGACCACCGACAAGCCAGGCGATGAATCGCTGATCAAGAACAAGCGCGATACCAGCATCCCGCAGCTCATGTGGTGCAAGGCCACGGCCGGCGCCATTCTGGAGCGCACCAAGATCATGTGTCGCTGGATTCCGGTATTCCCGGTCTGGGGGAACGAGGTCGATATTCAGGGCAAGGTGTTCCGCAGCGGCATTATCCGCGATGCGAAAGACCCGGCGCAGATGTACAACTTCTGGATGACCAGCGCTACCGAGGAAGTCTCGCTGCGTCCGAAGACGCCATTCGTTGGTGCTGAGGGGCAGTTCGAAGGCCACGAGGATACCTGGGCGCAGGCAAACAGCCGCTCCTTTGCGTTCCTCGAGTACAAGCCGGTGACGATTGGCGGGGTTCTCGCGCCGCCACCGCAGCGCTCGCCAATGGCTGATGTGCCAGTTGGCATGCTGCAAATGGCCATGCATGCATCGGACAACATCAAGGCGGTAACTGGTCTGTTTGACTCTAGCCTGGGCGCGCGCGGCACTGCAACAAGTGGTGTGCAGGAGCGCGCGCAGCAGCGCCAGGGCGACACTGCCAACTTCCACTACACCGACAACCTGAATCGATCGATTCGCCATTGCGGGCGCTGCCTGATCGACATGATCCCGCATTACTACGACGCCAAGCGCGTTGTGCGCCTGATGCGTGAAGATGGCACGATCGACAGCGCAGAGGTGAACGTGCCGAAGGTGGACCCGATGACGCAAATGGTCACCGAAACTCTGAACGACCTGACAGTCGGCCAATATGACATCACCGTTTCTACAGGCCCAGGCTACTCCACCCTGCGCGAAGAGGCAGCGGAGGCCATGGTAGCGGTCGCCGGCGACTTCCCGAAACTGATGGAGGTGGCCGGCGATCTGGTCATCGAATCCATGGACTGGCCAGGCGCCGACAAGATTGCCGAGCGCATCCGCAAGACCATGCCGGCCGATCTGACCAAAGATGCCGAGGATGCCGAGGACGGCGAGGAAGGCCCGCCGCCGCTGCCGCCAGAGGTTGAGCAGGCCCTGCAGAACGCCTCGCAGATGGTTGACAACCTGGAGCAGCAGCTCCGTGAGGCGCAAAGCGGGCTGGAAAAGGCGCGCATCGATGCGCAGAGCCGTGAAGAGGTGGCACGCATTAACGCCCAGGGCAAGGCCGACGCCGAAGAAATCAAGGGCATGATCCAGATGCTCGTTGCCAAGATGCAGCCGCCGCCGGCTCTGGTGGTCAAAGCTGCAGATACCGAAGAATCCCGCCCCGCTGCCAGCCAAGCAGTGGAACCAGGCGCCACTGGCCCGACCGGCGAGATGCCGGGTTCTTAAATTCTTGGGATGACCATGCCAAACGATAATCAAGCCCCAGTAGTTGATACAGCCACCGCGCAAGCCGCGCAGGTTGACGCCGCCCAGACCACCACGCCGCCGGCCAGCGGCCAGGATGGGGCAGCGCAGCCAGCAGCCGGCACCGAGCAACAAACCGCGGCGGCCAACGACAACGAACAGGGCAAGCAACAGACCGGCGACGAAAGCGAAGCCACCGAGCAGCCGCGCGACGAGCAAGGCCGCTACCGCTCCAGCAAGATTCAGAAACGATTTGACGAGCTTACCCACGCCCGGCACGCCGCAGAACGCGAGGCAGCCTACTGGCGCGCACAGGCAGAGGCTATGCAGAAGGCCAAACCTGCCCCCCAGGCTCATGAATTCGCTACTGACGAGGAGTACGAGGCAGCGCGCCTCGATCACCGCATCGAAGAACGCGCCCGCCAGACCATCGCAGACACCGCTAAGCAGACCGCTGAACGCTACCAGCAGGACGCCGCCCAGGCTGCCGACGCCACTTACAACGAACGCGTGCAGGAAACCATCTCGCGCATTCCTGACTTTGTGGAAGTCGTCACCAAGGCTGAAATCCCGATCACGAACGAAATGCAAGCCGCCCTGAAAAGCAGCGCGCATGGCCCCGACCTCGTGTATCAGCTGGCCAAGAACCCGGCCGAAGCCCAGCGCATCGCCAGCCTTCCGACTGCGCAGATGTACATGGCTCTCGGCGCCATGGAGGCCCGAGTATCGGCCCCCGCACCGGCAGCGGCCGCACCTGTTGCACGCACTACCAGCGCCCCGGCGCCGATTAAGCCCGGCACCCCGGCCAGCGCGCCAGCAAACACCGACCCGAACAGCATGCCCATGGACCAGTTTGAAGCATTCATGAAAGCCAACGGGTCACGATATATCCGGTAACCCAACTTTTTAAGGATTGAAACCATCATGGCAAACGTACTTGCTACCAACAGCATCATCGCCAAGACCTCCTTGGCCGTGCTGAAAAACATGCTGAGCTTCTCGGCGAACGTTAACCGCGACTTCGAAGACGAGTTCACCAGCAACATGCAGCGCGGCTATGCGCCGGGCCAGACCATCAACATCAAGCGCCCACCGCGCTACACCTACCGTGCCGGCCGCGTGTCGGTGCCGCAGGCGACCGTCGAAAGCACGATCCCACTGACCCTGTCGCAGGGCGGTTGCGATCTGGCCTTCACCAGCGCTGAGCGCACTCTGTCGCTGACCAAGCTGGAAGACAAGATCGCGGCAGCCATCGCACCGGTGGCCAACGAAATCGACCGCCAGGGCCTGCAGCTGGCGCACTATTCGACGTTCAACACCATGAACCCGACCGGCGCGCTGCCAACCACCCAGGCCCTGGCCATCCAGGCGCTGACCGACATGAACGCACGCCTGGATGAAATGGGCGCGCCTCGCAAGGACAACCGCCGCGCCTTCATCGCCGCGCCGCGCGTCAACGGTTCGATGGTGCAAGGTATGGCCGGACTGTTCAATGGCCAGGAGAAGATCAGCCAGCAGTTCAACAGCGGCATGATGGTCCCGTCGTTCGGCCTGAGCATGGGC